AGCGTCAAGATGACCATACAGAGGTTTGCTGACAATCCACCCCTTGTACTACCTAAGACAGACCATCAACGTCTGAAGGAGCTTAAAGAGCTGATGATTAGGAGTGGGGGTAAGGATGTGGCTCAGAAGGTGATAGAAATAGCCCTTAATGATGAGCATCCCCATCAATTAGTAGCTTTGAAGATGTGTTTGGATAGGACTCTTCCTGTAAGCCTGTTTGAGAAGGATAAGAGTCAGAGAAGTGCTGTAACCATCAATATCACTGGTTTAGGACAAGAACCCATTATTGTTGATGAACAACCTGAAGATGTAGAGGCTAAATATGGCTGATTTGAACTTTTCTCTACTTCCTTGGCAACAAGAGGTGTTTAAGGATACAACTAGGTTCAAGGTGGTAGCTGCTGGGCGTAGATGCGGTAAGTCCCGTATGGCGGCAGTTACCCTACTGATTGAAGGACTCAAGTGTCCACAAGGCTCTGCGGTTCTTTATGTGAGTCCCACTATGGGACAATCAAGACAGATTATCTGGGACTTGTTGCTAGACCTTGGAAGAGAGGTTATTCAGTCTTCTCATGTGAATAACTTAGACATTACCCTGATAAACGGAGCAAGAATCTACGTCCGTGGTGCGGATAGACCCGATACCTTGCGTGGCGTTAGCTTGACCTATGCAGTATTAGACGAGGTTGCTGACATTAAGCCTGAAGCCTGGGAACAAGTTATCAGGGCTAGTTTGTCTGATAAACGGGGTAGAGCACTCTTTATTGGCACTCCAAAGGGCAGAAATTGGTTCTACGATACCTTTAAGTTGGGTGAGTCAGAAGATGACCCTGATTGGAAGTCTTGGCATTTCACCACTGCTGATAACCCCTTGATTGACCAAGCAGAGATAGATTCTGCTAAAAAGACCCTGAGTTCCTTCGCTTTTAAGCAAGAATTTATGGCTTCTTTCACCAATGCTGGATCGGACATCTTTAAGGAAGAGTGGATCAAATACGGGGTAAAACCTGAACATGGAAGCTATTACATCGCTGTTGACCTGGCAGGATTCGAGGAAGTTGCCAAACAAGCAGCTAATTCTAAAAAGCGTTTGGACGAGTCTGCTATCTCAATCGTTAAGGTCACAGACGATGGAAAGTGGTTTGTTGAGAAGATTGAACATGGACGTTGGGACATCCGTGAAACCGCTTCTAAGATACTGATTGCTATTCGGGACTACCGCCCTTTGAGTGTGGGGATAGAGAGGGGGGCGCTAAAGAACGCTGTTTTGCCCTATCTAAGTGACCTGATGCGAAAGAACAACACCTATGCTCACATCATAGATTTGACCCACGGGAATAGAAAAAAAGCGGATCGGATCATCTGGGCTTTACAAGGTAGGTTCGAACATGGCAGAATTGTGTTAAATTCGGAAGAAGATTGGGATGAGTTTGTAGACCAGTTAATCCTGTTCCCTGCTCAAGGAGTCCATGATGACTTGCCTGACTCCCTCAGTTACATTGACCAACTAGCTGTTACATCTTACATGGAAGAAGATGACAGTGAGGAATGGCAACCCGTAGATATTATTAGTGGGGTATAAGAATGGAATTCCAAGAACCTAGTGACTCAGACAAAGAGATAGTTAACTTTGTTGTCAACCATTGTGATAGATGGAGGGATTGGAGAGATGTCAATTGCCTTGATGATTGGCTAGAGTACGAGAGAATCTTCAATGGTGAGTGGGATGCCCAAGACAAGACTAGAGACTCCGAGCGTTCAAGAATCGTTACCCCCGCTACCCAACAAGCCGTAGAAACACGCCATGCCGAGATCATGGAAGCCATCTTTGGTCAGGGTGAGTTCTTTGACATTCAAGACGATATTCGTGATGTCAATGGTAGTCCCCTAGATGTTGCTGCTATCAAAGCACAACTGATGGAAGACTTCAAAGTCGATAAGATTCGCAAGTCTATTGACCAAATTGAGCTACTTGCTGAACTTTATGGTACAGGTATTGGTGAGATTGTTGTCAAAACAGAGAAAGTCTATGTTCCTAGTACTCAGCCAATACCTGGTCAAATGGGACAAGCCGCTATCGGTGTAGTAGAACAAAACCGGATTGCAGTCAAGATTGTTCCTGTTAACCCCCGTAACTTCTTGTTTGACCCCAATGGAACATCTGTTGATGACTGTATGGGTGTGGCTATTGAGAAGTATGTCTCTATCCACAAGATCGTAAAAGGTCAAGAAGATGGTATCTACCGCAAGGTAAAGGTCGGTACTGACTCTATGGATACAGACTTAGAGCCTACCCAAGAAGTTACTCAGTACGAAGACGATAAAGTCAAACTTTTAACCTACTATGGTCTAGTTCCCCGTGAGTATCTTGAGCAACTAGAAAACGAAGAAGATGGAGAAGCAGAAGACTTATTCCCTGAAGACAGTATTCAGGATGAGTATTCCGATCTGATTGAGGCTATCGTAGTTATCGCCAATGATGGTGTTCTTCTGAAGGCAGAAAAGAACCCATACATGATGAAAGACCGCCCAATCCTTGCTTATCAGGACGATACAGTTCCTAATCGCTTGTTGGGTCGTGGTACTGTTGAAAAGGCTTACAACTCACAAAAAGCGATAGATGCCCAAGTTCGTTCACACTTAGATTCACTAGCTCTGACAACTAGCCCAATGATGGCTATGGATGCTACTCGCCTCCCACGGGGTGCTAAGTTTGAAGTTAAGCCAGGTAAAGCTATCCTGACAAACGGCAATCCCAATGAGATTCTGTTCCCGTTCAAGTTTGGCAATACTGATGGTTCTAACCTGACAACTGCCAAAGAGTTTGAACGTATGCTTTTGATGGCAACAGGAACTCTTGACTCACAGGGAATGGTTACTGCTGTCTCCAGAGATGCTGGTCAGGGCGGTATTTCGATGGCTACTGCCTCGATTATCAAGAAATACAAGCGTACATTGGTGAACTTCCAAGAGGATTTTATGATCCCCTTCATCACTAAAGCCGCCTACCGCTATATGCAGTTTGACCCCGAGCGTTATCCTACTGTGGACATGAAGTTCATTCCTACGGCAGCACTCGGTATTATTGCTAGAGAGCATGAGCAACAACAGTTCATTGCGCTTTTGCAGACTCTTGGCCCTAATACACCTGTTTTGCCTATCATTTTGAAGGGCATCATGGCTAATTCTTCTCTGTCAAACAGATTTGAATTGATCGAGATGTTGGACAAGATGTCTCAAGTTGACCCACAAGCCCAACAAGCGGCTCAAATGCAACAACAAATGGCTATGCAACTGGCTCAAGCACAGATTGCTGTCCAAACTACTCAAGCAGAGCAGAACAAGGCTGAAGCGCAGAAGTTATTGACTGAAGCGCAATTGATGCCTATTGAGTTGCAAGCTAAGAGCATGGCAGCTAACACCAAGAATCTGCCTACTGATGACGCTTTGGCTTCCAGAGAGTTTGATAAACGTGTCAAAGTTGCTGAATTGATGCTTAAAGAAGCTGATATTCAGAACAAGGCTAAGATTGTTGAAAAACAGATGACTAGACAATGAATCCAGAGCTTCAAAAGTACTACGAAGAGCGTTTTTCCATGATGTCCACTCAAGGGTGGATAGAATTGATGGAAGATGTTGACAAAATGATAGAGCCTTTGAATAATATCTCAACAATTGCAGACGAAAAAAGTCTACAATTCAGAAAAGGCGAGTATTCAATACTAATTTGGCTGAAAAACTTGAAACAAGTCAGCGAAAGAGCATTTGAGGACTTAAATGAGAAGAATGTATGAATTTGCCTGTATAAACGGGCATAAGACAGAAAGATTTGTTGTTTATGAGACAACAAGTCTGAAGTGTGAGTGTGGTGAGGAGACTCATCGCATTTTATCTGCGCCAGCTTTTAAGCTAGAAGGGTGGTCTGGAGCGTTTCCATCATCGCATGGAAAGTTCGAGAAAAGTCACTTAGATAGACTAAAAGCCGAGCAGAAACTCAACTCATAAGCAATTATGCCGAGTTGAATCTCCTACAACCGATTGACGGCAGGAAAAGGAAAAAAGTATGTTGATTGATGATGACAAAGAAGAGTTAGGTGAGTTAGAGATCGAAGAGCAGAAGGTTTCGCAAAAGCCTGAACTTCCTGATAAATACAGGGATAAAAGTTTAGACCAGATTGTGAAGATGCACCAAGAGGCTGAAAAGCTAATTGGAAAGCAAGCACAGGAAGTAGGCGAGGTCAGAAGGTTAGCCGATGAACTTATCAAACAGAACCTTGGTTCACGACAACAGACTAGACAGGAAGAGCCTGAAGTAGATTTCTTTGAGAATCCACAGAAGGCAGTTCAAAGGACAGTTGATAATCACCCAGACATTATGGCTGCGCGTCAAGCAACGCTAGAAATGAAAAGGTCACAGATTCAGCAGAGGTTAGCGCAAACTCATCCCGACTTTGGAGACATCGCCAGAGATCAGGATTTTGCAAATTGGGTGAAGTCTAGCCCCGTTCGCATTAGAATATTTGAGCAAGCCGATTCTGGATATGATTTTGACTCAGCTAATGAATTGCTATCTACCTATAAACAGCTACGTTCTGTTAAACAGAAACAGTCTAGTGATGCAGGTGAGGTAACTCGCAAGCAAAACTTAAAAGCAGTAGGTGTTGATGTAGGTGGTTCTGGTGAATCATCAAAGAAGGTCTATCGTAGGGCAGACCTTATTCGGCTCAAAATGCAAGACCCAACTAGATATGATGCTTTAAGTGATGAAATCATGC